TTCAATAATGTATTTAAGTCTATCCACAACAGGAACAAGAAACACAAAGATATCAGAGAACCATATACAAACGCATGAGAATAGGAAATATTTTATTAACATCAGTAATAGGAATCTTGCTAGTTGTTGCAATACTTGCAGCAGCTACAGGAACTATGCTGATAATAGACGCAGTTTATAGACTATGCGTGAATTAATACAAGAAGAAGCAGTTCAAAAAGCTCTACAGAATCACCGAGGTGCATTATCACTACCAATGCGTAGTGGTAAAACCCTCGTAGGGCTTAAGATTGCTTCTAATTTTAAGAGAGTACTTGTCGCTTATCCAAATGCTTCTATTAAGCAAAGTTGGTTAGACGACATTGAAAAGTTTAGTATGCCTTCTGAGAATATTGAGTTTACAACTTATATCTCATTGAAGAAGTATGACCTAAACGATTATGATTGTGTTATCCTTGATGAAGTTCAAGACTGTTCTGTTAGTAATTGGGAGATTCTTTCTAATTATCTAAACATAAGACTATATGCATTGTCAGGTACAATGCCAAATAAAGGAGATAAAGTAAAGTATTTAAATGCTTTATGTCCTATTATTTATCACAAGTCTTTAGATGAAACAGTTGGACACTTACAAAAGGATTATACAATCCACGTGCACATGTTAGAACCGTCTAGTGTAAATGATATTAAGTTGAGCTCAGGTAAATCTTGGAGTGAAAAAGCCAAGATTAACTTCTGGGAAAACAAATATAATTTTACACGGACATTCCCTGACATGCTACAACTTATTAGAGCTATATCAAGTAGTCCTACTAAGTACAAGTATCTTAAGAAACTAATGTCTACCATGGGAAGAGGATTAATATTCGTTGAGACTTCTGAACAAGCTGATAGTTTAGGAATTCCTACCTATCATAGCAAGAACAAGAATCGCGATAAGAATCTTAAAGATTTCCAATCAGGTAAAGTTGATCAATTAGCAACTATTAATCAATTAAAAGCTGGTGTTACTTTCCCAGATCTAAGAAAATGCGTAATTTTGCATTGCTATTCTTCGAATAACAAAGCTTCGCAAAAATTAGGCAGATGCTTAAATTATGCTGAAGGTGAGAAAGCTGAAGTTCATATCATTGGGTTAAAAGGAACTCGTGATGAACAATGGATTAATAGCGGTTTAGCTGACTTTGACAAAAACAAAATTATTATTCATGAGAACGTTCACCTGTGATATTGAAACCATAAAAGGTTGTTTCTTATTGTGTGCTTATGTTCCAGAAACTGATTCTTGGCATGATTATATCATCAATGAGAGTAAGAATGATTTATATCCAATGATTAAGTTCTTGGATGATCATAAAGAACATTATATGGTAACGTATAATGGACTCTCATTTGATGGCCAAGTAATTGAGTATATCTGGCGTACACATGAGAAATGGTTTGATAAATCAGGAAAAGAGATTTGTGAGTTAATCTATAAGAAAGCACAGGATGTAATCGATGATACTAATCATGGTTTATTTCCTCCTTATAGAGAGACTGAATTGACATTCAAACAATTAGATGTATTTAGAATCAATCACTATGATAATAAAAATCGTATGGTTAGTCTAAAACGTCTTGAGTATGAGATGGATTTAGAGAACATTGAAGAAATGAATGTTTCTCACACAAAGGAATCTTTTACTGAACAGGAATTAGCAGACTTAATTAAATACTGCAGAAATGACGTACATGCAACTTATCAGTTTTATTTGGTTACTACTGGTGAAACTGAACATCCTCTTTATAAAGGGAATAATCAAGTGCAGCTTCGTATGGATATCCAGGAAGAATTTGGTATAGAATGTCTTAATTATAGTGATAGTAAGATTGGTGATGAAATCATCAAGAAATATTATTGCGAAGAGAAAGGCATAAACTATAAAGATTTACCTCGTAAAGGATTCTTCCGTAAAGAAGTTAAACTCAAACATTGTGTAGCAGATTATGTTGAATTTCAGACAAAAGAATTACAGAAGTTCTTAAAAGATATTAAAGAAGGCGTTCTTAAACAGAATGATGACTTTAAGAAATCTATTAAGTTCTATGGTAACACCTATTCATTTATGAAGGGTGGTATTCATAGTGAGAACAAACCTGAAATCTTTGAAGCTGATGAAGACTATATGATAGTAGATTGGGACGTTTCATCAATGTATCCAGCTACTATTATTAACAATGAGAGATATCCTTATCATTTGGGTAAGGAATTCTTAGCTGGCTATAAGAAAATGTTTGATAAGCGACTTGCACTTAAACCTTTAGCAAAGAAGGATAGAAAGATTGCAGGTATTGTAGGAGCATTGAAGCTTTCTGTAAATTCTGTTTATGGTAAGTCTTCTGATATGCAGTCTTGGATATATGACAGACAGTTAACTATGTTTACAACTATCAATGGTGAGTTATCTCTATTGATGTTGATTGAAGCATATGAGTTAAATGGTATGCATGTTATCTCTGCTAATACTGACGGTATTACAGCAAGAATCAAAAGAGAAGATGAAGATAAAATGATTCGAATTAATAAATGGTGGCAAGATGTAACCAAATATGAATTAGAACGTACTGACTATCAGAAACTTATCTTCTCAACTGTAAATGATTATATTGCTGTAAAGACAGATGGTTCTATTAAGAAGAAAGGTGATTTCTTAACTGATTTTGAATTGCATAAAAACAAATCATTTAAGATTATACCTTTGGCATTAGAAGCATATTTCCTTCATGAAAAAAATCCTGAAGAATTTGTGCATAATCACAAGAATATTTACGATTTTTGTGGTCGTGCTAAAGCTTCAAGAGATTTCCACTATGAAGGATTGAATAAGGAAACTAATGAAATAACAATGTACAATAAGCTAATTAGATATTTTGTATCTACTAATGGCTTAAAGTTGTTAAAGATTAAGAATCCTGAATGTCAAACTAATGCTGCTGAATTATCTGAAGTGCATGCAGGTGAATGGTTATGTACTGTATGTAATCATTTAACTGCAAACGATACCCAACATTTTGATAATGTTGATTATAAATTTTATCTAGACAAGATAAATGAAATGATTAACAAGATAAATATTGGTAAGAAAGTAAAGAAAAAATTTGTTGACCCTAATCAAATCTCTCTCTGGTAATGGAAGATCCTCGTAAAGAAAAAGAAAAATTGTATTGTATCAAGTCTAATATTATCAAAGACTTAGAAAAGTATACATTGACATTTCATGAAGATGCCAAGAACATCAAATCTGATTTGATTAGGCTACAAGACATAATTAACATTTTAAACAAACATTTGTAATGCCGTGCACATATACTACTTTTAAAGTAGAGAGTCCATCAGTAATATTTTTAGATGGAGGTTCTTATACAAAAAACATAATGACAGAAGCATATATTGTTTCTGCTTCCAACGATGGTACTTGCTATAAAGTACTTTATTCTGGAGGATATTATGATGTAGAAGTATCTTCAATTCAGTTAATTATTGATTTGAATTGGATGTACAACAATAATTTTTCTCCTACAGGAGATTGGACAGAATTAGGTTATGATTATTCAGGATATTTAGGATAGTTATGGACGTAATTTATGTAGCAATCGTATTAATGATTGTCGGAGTCTTATTTTCATTTGATGACGATGATAAAAAACCAAAACAATGATATCAATCACTTTAGCCTTAGTAATTCTATTGGCCACGTTTATCTTTATGTATTTCACAGAAATGACTGCTCGCAAGAGATATCAGAAGTGGCTTCATGAAACTGAAAAAAATCATTGTCAATGTCTTAATGATCAAATTGCTTTGATTGACGATTATAAAAACAATCTTCATGATATTAAGAAAATGATTCTTAGAGACATGAAAGAAAAAAAAGATCTTTACAATAACTTTAGTGAGTGGATTGAAGGATTGGATACGCAAACTCTAACTGATGAATTAAAAGAAGAAATCATTAGAAATGCAGACTTCAATATGGATTAACTCCGGTTATCAAAAGATAGATCCTGATACTCCTGTTAGGAGTCTTAGGAATCTACGTAGTTTTTGTGCAGAGAATTTACTTCCTCAAAGCATTGTTAAAAGTCAGGGTGGATATTACAATATCAAATCTGATGGTACAATGTTTAAAGTGTTCAGAACACTTGGAGAAGTAAGTTACTCTGATATTTATGACATTCTAAAGTAAACTTTATGTGTAATTGTAAAGCCAATAAGTTTATAAACAAGGAGCGCAAGATTCAATGGTGCTCAAATTGTTTGGAGATGAAGATTTATAGAAGGAGATGGACATATCTATCATATGGTATAGGTATAATTTTATTCTTTTCTCTTATTTTCAGATGGCATACTGCGGGTATATACAAACCTGTACAAGTTTATCAGCTTCCTAAAAGTGAGGTTCCTCTTACTGATAGTGCAATAGCTGCTGTTCTTGTACAGAATGACTGTGTATTGCCCTCAATTGCTATTGCTCAAGCTCGTATTGAAACTGGCAATTACACCAGTAAAGTTTGCATTGAAAATAAGAATCTTTTTGGGATTAAGAAACATCCATGTAAGTATGTGGTAGGTGAACTGAATGATCATGCTGTTTTTAAATCCTATGAAGATTGTATAAAATGCTACTGTGAAATTCAAAGACGCTATTTGAAATCTATTGATGGAAAATATGCAGAGGACGGTAACTATATTTCTGTAATAAAACAAATGAAATGATAGACCAATTATTAAAATGGCTTGATGGACAAGCCAACGAAACAGTGTCCAAGACAGAATTGCAAGCATTTTTAAAGACTTTGCAACCAACTACCAGTTATGCTGAACTGAAGAAAGATTTAGCCAATAAGTTAAACGAACTTTATGGCAAAAAGCAATTGACAGGTTTTGGTGATGTTTATTTCATTCCTACGGAAAAAGAGTTAGAAGCCCATATGAAAAGGTTTCTACGTGAGTATCCTCAGGCAAATGACATGAACAAAATCAAAAAGATTTTATTTAAACACATTGAAACATGCGTTAAAAATCGTAACTTTGCTCCGGCAATTAAGTACTTCATTCACAAGCAAGGTGCTGGTTCAAGACTAGCAGCAGCTTATGAATCTTTTGAAGAACTAGAACAAGATGATAACGATTTAACCAATGAAATTTCATTATGAGTTTATTTGAGAATCTTAAAGCAGAGATTGACAATGGTCTAAAAGGAAGAAATGGTAGTATTCCCTTCCCAGTTGCAAAGTTAGATGACTACCTGGAGATATCTAAGAACACTAATTACCTATTAATAGGTGATACAGGTTCTGGTAAATCTTCTATCGCGCAAGATTTAATACTTAACGTGTTAGATTGGTATTTGGTAAACAAGAGTGATGATATCAAGTTAAGTGTGATTTACTTTGGTATGGAAAGAAAGATGTACATGTATTCAGCTAAATGGATATCTCGTATTATCTTCTTGAATGAAGGAATTCTTATTCCCACTAAAAAGATTTTAGGCAGAAAGAGAGTATGGAATGGTTCTACAATGGAGGTAGAAACATTAACTCCTACTGAATATGCTTTGATTATGAAGTATGGTAAAATCTTTGATGAATGGGAGAAAGATGAAACATTCGTAGCTATTGAAGGAACTCACAACTCTACAGGTATATCTAAATATCTTGAAGCATTTGCTAAAAGACATGGTACATTACATTCAAGAGGTGAAGGCGTATTAGATAAACAAACTTATACTCCAGCACATTCTAATCATATTGTACTTGTTGTCACTGACTATGTAGGTGTATTAGATCCTGAAAAAGACGAAAACGGTGTTAAAAAGCAAAGACTGGATAAATATTCAGCAACTATGCGTAAAGCGAGAGATGTATATGGGTTTAGTCCTATTAATATTCAACAGATGAACAGAAATGTATCTGATATTAATAGATTAAAACTCAATGATCTAAAGCCAAAGTTGGCAGATATCGCTGATACTTCAGAATTAGCTCGTGATGCTGATGTCGTCTTAGCAATTTTTGAACCCTTTAGATATGTAACTAACGAAGTAAAATCTGACTTATTAGGTTATGAATTAGCAAAGTTACGTGACGAAAAGGGATACAAGTACTATAGAAGTCTGCATATATTGAAATCTTCCTTTGATGGCGATGGTATCAATATTGGAGTAGCTTTTATGCCACAAGTTGGTTTAATAAAAGCTATGCCTGCAAAAGCAAAAGATATGACTGATGCTAATTATAAAAGTATCATTTCAGGCGATTACTTCTTAACATAATAATAACATTTGATTTGGCATAGTCTTAATTAATTCTAGTATCTTTATAGTATGGAAGTAAAAATATACATACTACGAGATCCTTTATCTAATGAAATTAGATATGTAGGAAAAACAAAAGGTAATCTTAGAACAAGATTGGCCAATCATATTTCTGATAAACGTTCTAATCATCGAACATGTTGGTTAAAAAAATTAAAATCTTTAAATCTTTTACCTATAATGGAAGTAATAGATAAAACGGATGATTTTAAAAAATCTTCTGAATTAGAAATATACTACATTAAAAAATATAAAGAAGAAGGTTGTGATTTAGTAAATTCAACAGAAGGTGGTGAAGGTACTTTAGGTAGAATAGTTTCTCAAGAACAGAGAAATACTCAATCTGAAAAACTAAAAGGAAAAATGAAAGGTGAAACAAATCCTTTTTATGGAAAAAAACATAGTTCTGAAACAAAAGAAAAGATGAGACAAGTTAAACTTGGTAAAAAAGCATCTGAAGAAACAAAGCAGAAAATGTCAAAACAGAAAAAAGGTAAAAAACCATCTCAAAAAATGTTAGATAAATCTATTGAGGTAACTTCAAAAAAAGTGTTACAATACACAATGGATTTAGAATTAGTTAAAGAATGGAATAGCTTATCTGAAGCAAGTAAAAATGGATTTGATCAAGGTAAAATATCTTTATGTTGTAATGGTAAAAGAAAACATCATAAATATTTTATTTGGAAGTTCAAATAGAGCTAAAGATATGCAAGATTCTGATTACAGATCAATTATAACAGGTGATTATTTTTTAAAATGAGAGAGAAACAAATTTTCAACAGTGTTGCTCAAGTAGACATTGATAGACTTTTGAATAAAAAAGTTAGAGATAAAGACGTAGTCTTTTACAAACAGATTTATTGTTACGCTATGCGTCAAAAGTTTAATCATAAACTAGAGTATATAGCAACTACTTTAGTCCCACATGACAACATTAATACAAGCGGAAAAGTACATCATTCTGTAGTAATACATTGTATCAAAAAGATAAATGAAGTATTACGTGGCAATGACGTGTATTCAGAACGTGCAAAACAAATCTTAAACAAAATAGATACTTATGAGCAAAACTAGGACAGATTATGGTAAAGTATTAATTGTAGCCCCTTCAGGTTATGGTAAATCATTTACCGCAAAGACAGCAGACTTTGAAAAGACAGGTCTTATCAATGTAGAGAATAAACCTCTATCATTTAAAGGTAACTTCAAGTACCACGGTAAACCTAAATCATGGAATGGCGTGATGAAAAATCTTGAAGATTATGGTAATAATGCTGATATCACGAATATATTTCTTGATAGTCAGAGTATGGCTTTTGATATGTTACATACTGAAATGCAGAATAATTTCAAAGGGTTTGATGTATATTCTAATTACAACAAACAACTTGTCCGTTACTTTGATTTGATTCGTAATGTCAACAAAGACATGATTGTTTTATCTCACGATGAGACAATTGCAGTAGAAGGATTGAAACAAAAGAGAGCCAAAGTTCAGGGTAAACAATTTGAAGGTCGTGTAGAAGCATATTATACAGTGGTATTATTTGCTGATAAACGAATGAAAGATGGTAAACCTGAATACTTTCTAAGAACATTTGCTGAAGATACTTCAAGTAAGGTTCCTGAAGGATTGTTTCCTTCACCTACAGGAGAAAACTTGATGGAAATTCCAAATTCTGCAAGTTATATTTTTGAATGCCTAAATAATTATTATTCTATATAATTATGAAAATAACAAAAGATTTATTATATTATATTAAGCAATGTACTAGATTGCTTTTTTAAATCTTTTAGGGGCCATTCTATGTTCATACTAGTACTATGACTTAGAATAGGTCCCATTTTTTATTTATGGACTCTTTATTTAATTATTATGTATATCGTCATGTTAGACTTGATACTAATGAAGTTTTTTATATCGGAATCGGTACAAAGTTAAAAAGCTTTTCTTGTTTTAATACTGAATATTATAGAGCATTTTCTAAAAAGAGTAGGAATGCTTATTGGAGAAACATTGCTAATAAAACTGAATATTTAGTTGAAATATTAATAGAAAGCGACGATTATGAAATAATTAAAGAAAAAGAAAAAGAGTTTATAAAATTATATGGAAGAAAAGAAAATAAAGGTACTCTTTCTAATTTAACAGATGGAGGAGATGGTTGTATAGGAATAAAACAATCTTTAGAAACCATTGAAAAAAGAGTATCTAAATTTAGGGGTATTCCAAAGTCAAAAGAGATGAAAGAAAAACTATCTAAAATTCATAAAGGTAAAATATACAATCAAGAAATTATAAATCGTTTTAAGATTTCTGTTTTACAATATGATTTAGAAGGAAATTTCATAAAGGAATATGAATCTTTAGCAAAAGCATTTGAAGAAACAGGAACTACTACATCTCAGATATCCAGAGTTTGTAAAAATAAAAGGAAAAAAGCAAATGGATTTATTTGGAGATATAAGAATGGTAATAATCTAATGGAGATTCCTAACTCAGCAGAGTATATCTTCAAATGTTTAGAAGAGTATTATTCAGCATAATAACTCAAAACGCTTAAAATTTTAAAGAAGAGGTAGCAAAACACAAATTTTAATTTTAAACACAAACAAATTTTAAGCACATGAACATCAATTTGAATGACAGCCAGAGCGGTCAAAACCAGAAACAATTATTTGTAGGTAATGGTTTACTAAAAGTATTAGCATTTAGTCCTAACAAAGAGCAACTTGCAAAGATTTATGGGACAGAAGTGAAAGAAGATGCAAAAGACAGAGAATATGCAAAACCAATGGACATTAAAGTAGGTAATGAAACAGTTACCGTTGACTCTGTTAACATTTGGGTTTATGTAGAAGAGCAAAGAACTAAAAGCATTCAACCAATCTTCTTTACTATAAAAAGACATAGAGAAGTTAGTTCTAAAGGAGCTATTTGTTTTATCAATCAATTCGGTGCAACATCTTATGCAGATGACTTTGAGAATTTGCGTGACAGTATGGTTGCTATGAAGATGAAAGATAAAGCTGGTAACATGGGTGAAATCCGCATGAAATGTCGTGAGGCATTAATGGGTGAGAAAGAATTCTATAATTTCTTAAAAGCCTGGTTACCAATCAATAGATTCCAAGCAGGTGACGATGGTTATGCAGCTAGTAGTCTATTTATCAACAATGACAAATTATTTGCTGGTGACTTCAGTGAACTTAATAATCTTTTGAAAGAAGAAGCTATCCAAAGACTTACAGTTATTGGTACCTTCGGTGTTAAACAAAAGGTTAAAGAAGATGGTTCTACTGAAGATGTTCAGACTATCTCTAACAGATATTTCTTGAAAGGTGGAGAGTTTGCTAGATTAACAAACTTTACTTCTAAACCTGATGCAATGAATGTTATCAGTCAACTCGCTGGCAAGGGTGACTATGACATTAAAATGTTCAGTAAAGATGTAAATGATTCACAGTATGGATTGGCTTCTAAAGTACATTATTTCTTTGAACCAATTCGTGAATATGATCCAAGCAGAAATCCAGTAGCAGGAAATGCTGCAGTGATTGACTCAACAGATGCTGAGTATTAAAATAACGAAAAGGCTACCTGAAATATGGTAGCCTTTCTTATTTTTGCACTATGAAAATACATTTGAAAAAAGAAGCCATCACAAAGGAACTGATTCTATCTAAAATTAATCCTCTAAGCATATTTACATTTTATATGCCTTATGAGTTTAGACTTAATAGAAGATGTCATAATCCTTTCGTAGCAAAGGACAACAATCCATCTATGATTATTGGTGATAGAAACGGTGAAGTAATCTTCAAATGTTTCAATAGTAATAATCAGGGTGATTGTTTTGCTTTTGTTATGCAGTTGCATAATATTGACTTTACTCAGGCTTTAGATAAGATAGCACAAGACTTTGGTCTTAAACAAAAAGACGATGCTGAATATCAGAGAGTCATTGCTAATCTACCTAAAGTAGAGCGAGTTAATAAGCAACAAAACATTATTCAATGTTCTCCTTATAAAAGCTTTCAAGACTTCCACATAGAGTATCTAAAGAAATATACTCTAACTCCGGAAGATTTGCAGTTCTGTAAGGATACAAGAGCTTATCCTCTTAAAGAATATTGGATAAACAAGCGTAAAATGGTTGTACATGATAAAGAATTAGGTTTCTTTTATAATGCCGGTAATTACAATAAAGTCTATTTTCCACATAGATCCAAGGAAGATAAATGGAAATCAACAATTCCATTTACTTATATCCATGGGTTGGATAATATGAAAGGTTGTAAGGTAGGTATTCTAACTAAATCTTTAAAGGACGGTGCAATCATAAGTAAGTACATTACACAATGTGTCTGTGTTATTCAAGCAGAGAATGTAACTTCTATTTCTAAAGAGAATGCTGATTTCCTAAAACAAAACGTAGAACATTTATATGTTGCTATGGATTGTGATGATCCGGGTAAAGCAGCTTCGTATGCTATATGTGACTATTTAGGAGCAAAGCATATTAATCCACCAGATTATCTCTTAGAAAAGAAAGGAACTGATTTTGCTGATTGGGTAGCATTAGAAGGCATTGAACCGGTGATTAATCATTTTAAAACAAAGATTCCTTATCTATGAA